TGGACCCACATGCTGAAGTCGAGCGTGATCAGCCAGTCGACCCTGGTCGGCGATCGCGTCCTTCCGACGGTGATGGGTGCCCCGGTCTACCGGGTGCTCGGCCTGCCCGCCGGGACGCTGGCCCTCTACGGCGACTTCGCCATGGCGACCGCGGTGGTCCTGAAGCAAAACGGCCTCGAGGTCGCGGCTTCGGAACACGCGGCCTTCAAGTCGAACGGCATCGTCTACCGCGGCCTCCAGCGGTTCGGCCTGGCAAACCACGACCCGCAGTTCGTGGCCAAGCTGGTCGCCGCCGGCAGCTGAACGTAAAACTCGCGCGATGCCCGGCGGGTGGCAGGGATGCTGCCCGCCGGGCCGTGGCGTTTCAGGAGGATCTCGTGGCCGCGCTCACCCCGATCCGCCTCCTGAAGACCTACCGTTCGGTTCCGCCGGGGCGGGTGATCCACGCGACCCCGGCCCTGGCCCGACGTCTGGTCGAGACCGGCCTGGCCACGACGGACGTCGATGGGAATCCGGACAAGCCGCGGGCCGCGGTCGAGCGGGCCGTGTGCGGTTCGGCCGCTGAGTACCGGGGAGTGATCCAGTGACGCTGACGGCGAAGATCCTGCTCCAGATCCTGGCCACGGAGTCCAGCTCGTCGGACCTGTCGTCGACGACGCGGGTCACGAACGTCTCGCGGACGGTCAACTTCGCCAACGGCACCGGGGCGAACCAGGCGGAGATCGTGTGGAGCGACTCGCGGACGATCGCCGCGAACGGCGAAGATATTCTCGATCTGACGGCGCTCGCGGACGACCGCGGCAGCGTAGACCTGACCGCAGTAAAGGCGATCTACGTCCGGAACACCGGGACGGTCGGGATTTACTGGCAAGCGCTCGCGCCTCCCGAGCAGTGGGGTTCGGGGCCACTTCAAGCGGAAGAGGAGTTCGGAATCAAGGTTCCTCCGGGGGGCGTGCTGCTGATCACCAACCCGAGCGCGCTGGGCTGGATGGTCGAAAGCGGCGACGAGCAGATCCTGTTCGACAACGATTCCTCGACCACCGCCGCCACCTACGACATCATTCTGATCGGCGAGGGAGCGATCGGATCATGAACGCCCGCCCCGACACCCTGAAGGTCCTGACGCCGCCGGAGTCCGAGCCGGTGACGCTCGAGGAGGCGAAGGCCCAGATCGGGCTGATGCCCGACCAGGACGAACACGACACGCTCCTGGCTGGCCAGATCGCCACCGCCCGCCGGCTGATCGAGGCCCGGCTGGGGATCGCGATCCTGGCCACCGAATACCGGGCCACCTGGAAGACGGCCCCGGCGGTCCTTCGGCTCCCGGCTCCGCCGCTGCTGACGGGCAGCGCCTACGGCCTGGTCGTGACCGCCGACGACGTCGAGCTGGACGAGGGCGACGACTACGAGGTCGAGCCCGACGCCGTCCCGGCCACGATCGAGCTGTCGAAGGGAACCGGGAAGCGGGTGGTCGTCACCTACTGGGCCGGGGTCGAGCCGGGCGATCCGATCGACCCGCTCCTCCGCTCCGCGATCCTGGCCTACGTCGACCACCAGTTCAACAATCGGGGCGTGATCGCGACCGATGGGTCCACGGAACTGCCCCAGGCATTCGACACCCTCCTGGCCGCGAGCAGCTGGAACGGGGGCTGGTGATGGCCGTCCCCTCCGGCATCCTGACCGAGGTCTTCGAGATCCAGGAACCCGTCTCGACGCGGAACGCCGCGGGCGAAAGCGTGACCACCTGGGAGGCCGTCCGCCAGGTCTATGGCTCCTACGAGGCCGTGAGTTATTCGGAGCAGGCCCGCCGCGGCCAGATCGGCGGCAACCTCCAGGCGACCGTCCGGATCCGCTACGTCTCCGGCGTTACCGGCCTCATGCGGCTCCGGTGGGTTTCCCGGAACGACCGGATCCTGATGATCGCCGGCGTCGTCGAGCGGGGCCGCCGCGAGGAGCTCGAGCTGGTCGTCGAGGAGCAGGCGACGTGATCACGTTGAACTGGCAGGGAATGCAGGGAGAGATCGGATCCCTGATGGGCCGATTCGATGCTCTGCCCCGGCACATCGCGAAGAAACACCTGAAGGCCGTCATGAAGCGGGTTCTCCGCCCGCAGGTCCCGCTCCTGAAACGGCTGACGCCGAAAGGCGGCACGAAAACGATCCAGTCGACGATCGTCCGCGGGCAGAGGAAAGACAACTTCAAGCGGCGGGGCGGCTCATTGCGCCGGGCCGCGACCGTCAAATCGAAATACATCGGCCGCAACCGGGACGGGGTCGTGTACGGGGTGGTCGGATTCAAGGCCGGCTTCGAGAGCCGGAAGGCCATTTGGATCGACCAGGGAACGAAGTTCATCCGGCCCCGAGAGATCATGGAACAGTTCCGGCAGGCGTCGAAAGGCCCGGCCCAGTCGCTGCTGGTCTCGGAAATGAAGAAGGCCCTGGAAGCCGCCGCGCGTGAACTGGCCAGCGGCAAAAACTCCAACCCGAACTACCGGAGGCGGTGATGGGTTCCCCCCACGTCTGGCTGAAAGCCGCGATCGAGGACGCCACCGGCAGCGGCAGCGGTTACGAGGTCACGGCCTGGCCGGTGGAAATGACCGGGGCCGGCGACCCCCCCTACGTCATCTACAACCGCACGGCCACGATCCGGGAGCAGCTGCTGCCCGATGCCCTCGACGACCTCCCGGAGTTCGACGAGGTTCCGCCGGTGGCCACGTTCAACGTGGCGGTTTTCGCCGACTCCTACGTCCAGGCCTGGGAGATCGCCGACGCGATCACGGCCGCGATCCACAGGTTCAAGGGTTCGGCCGACGGGGAGACAATCGAAAAATGCCTCGTGGTGGACGTCGCCGACGGCGACTCCGGATTCCTCGAGGGCCGCGAGCAACCGACCTTTACCGTCGAGCTGACCGTCGAAATCACCTACCAGGAGTGACCCATGCCAGGGGATACCTTCGTTACGTCTCACGGGACGACCTTCGAGTTCGACGGCGAGACCTACAAGTGCATGGACATCTCCTATGAGACGTCCGCCCCCAGCCGCGAGCGGCTCGACATGACGACGCTCGACGTCGCGCACGGCGAGGACGCCGTGATGGTGCTGGCCCCGATCGTGCCCAAGCGCGACCCGCGGAAGTTCACGATCGCCTACCGCTCCGTGGACAACACGGTGTCGATCGACGAGGGGACCGTGGGCGAACTGGACACGGCCGACGGCAGCGGCACTTATCGGGTAACCGCGGCCGGCCTGTCTCGCAAGACGAACGCTTACGTCGAAGGTTCGGCCACGTTCGAGGAAGTGATCGACGGCGAGGAACAGGCCGGGTCCTGATCGGAGGGACCGATGCCCGGCTTCTACTCTTCACAGGGAACGTCCGTCCTCTTCAACGGAATCCCGATCGGCTTCCTGACCGGCTTCGACACTGAGTCGAAAGCCGGGGAGACCCACGAGGTCACCCACGTCGATAGTCCGGTCTTCGGGGCCGGGGCCAATGCCCGGGTCCTGAAGCAGTACGACGTGACCAGCATCGAGCCGCCGACGCTCACGTTCACCTTCTGGGGGCCGCCATCCTTCGAGGCGACCGACGCTGGACTCAAGGCCCAGATCGTGTTTGATAGCCCGGGAAACGTGATTTCGGGCGAGGCCATCCTGATGGCCTTCAACCACTCCGGCCGGTCGGGCCAGTGGTCGACCGGGACCGCCACGTTCCAACTCACCGGCGTTTTGGAGTAACGGATGCTGTCTTTCGATGAACTGCTGAATCTCGCGGCGCTGAAGGGCGGACCGCTCGAGCTCGAGGTGAAGTCGCTGGGCGGGCGGAAGGTGTTCGTCCGCAACCCGTCGAGCGGCGACGTGGATCAGTGGCGCATGTGGTGCAACAAGCACCAGAGCGGGGACGCGCCCCTGGCGGCCCGGCTCGTTCAGCTGATGCTCTGCGACGAGCGCGGCGAGCGGACGGTCCCCCAGACCGACGAGGCCCTCGAGGCCCTGGCCGCGAGCGAGCCGAAGGTGATCGACGAGATCGCCCGATTCTGCGTCCCGCTCATGAACGACCCGACGGAGGAACAGGTCGAAGAGGAAAAAAAAGACTGAGGGCGGACCCGTGGGAGCTGTTCACCTACCGGCTCGCCCTCGAGATGAACGAATGGGACGTGGAGGACTTCAAGCGGCGGATCACCCGCCGGCAGCTGCGGCGGTGGATGGCCTTCTACCTGATCGAGCCCTGGGGCCAGCCCTGGCTCGTGGCCGGTCGGATGACAAGCCTCATCCGGGCCGGGCTGGTGGGCAAGTTCGACAAGCATGACGAGGAGCGGTTCCTGATCACCTATCGCCAGGGCGACGAGTACCGGCCGAAGGTGGCCCTGACGGAAGAAGAAATCAGCGGCCGGCTCGCGGCCCTGCCGGGCCTGAAGAAACGGAGTAAACGGTGTCTCAAATCGGCAAGGTCTCGGCCGTCTTCACGGCCAACTCGAGCGGGCTTGTCACCGGCGTGAACCAGGCCGCGTCGTCGATGCGGCGAATGCAAGGCCAGGTCTCGTCGCTCGCGGGAAACATGCGAACGCTGGTCGCGATCCAGGGGGCCCAGTTTTTCGGCGGGATCATGTCGGCGGCCGGGGGTTACGTCCGGTCGCTCGTGTCGATGGGCAACGCCCAGGCCCAGGTGATCGACAGCCAGAGCAAGCTGGCGGCCCGGCTCGGCATGACGTACGGCGAGTTTTCGGGGCTGGCCCTCGCGGGCGACCTGGCCGGCGTCGGAATGGACGCGATCGCCAACGCGGCGACGAAGGCCGACGTCGCCTTCGTGAAGGCCGTCAACGGGTCGGCCACGGCCCGCCAGGCGTTCGAGGGCCTGGGGCTGTCGCTCGAGGAGCTGGGCGGCATGTCGGCCGCGGAGCGGTTCCAGGCGATCTCCTCCGCGATCGCCGAACTGCCGACGGAGGCCCAGCGGTCGGCCGCGGCCGTTCAACTGTTCGGCCGGGCCGGGGCCCAGCTGCTGCCGCTGTTCGCCGGCGGGGCCGAGGGCATTCAGCAGGCGGCCGAGCAGGCCGAGCGGCTGGGGCTTGCCCTGACCACGGCCCAGGGCCAGGACGTGGAGGCGATGAACGACGCCTTCACGCTGGCCGGCCAGGCTATGAACGGCGTCGTCCAGCAAGTGGTCGCCTACCTGGCCCCGGCCGTGAAGAACGTGGCCGACACGTTCACGAACCTTGTCGGCTCGATCGGCGGGGCGAACATCGGCCAGGCGATCGGGGACGGGATCCTCCAGGGGGCCCGGTTCCTGGCGGGGATCGGGGACTGGCTGATCACGAACCTGTCCGGGGTCTGGGAGTACGTCTCCCAGATCGGCGGCCAGTGGAACAACGTCGTCGGCTTCCTGGGCCGGGCCGGGGCCTTCCTGGCCGGCGTGTTCGATGCGGCACAAGTCGGCCTGCTCCTGGTCGTCCGCGGGTTCAGCGGGACCTTCGAGGGCCTGGCGACGATCGCCCAGCAGATCGGCCAGTTCCTGGGGTTCGACACGTCGTCGCTCGACGCGGTGGTCGCCGGGGCCCAGGCATTCAACGCCGAGATCGACCGGGGCATCACGGAGAACATCAACTCCGCCGCCAAGAATATGGAGTTCGCCATGACCGGCGACCCTGCCATGGCGGCGGCCGGGGCGGCCGTGGCCGGACCGCTCACGACGGCCCTCGACTCTGCGATCGCGCAGGCCCAGGCCTCCGCCGGCCAGATCGAGGAGGCCGGGTCCGGGGTGGCCGACCAGATGGCCCAGTCGGTGGCCGCGGCCGTCGAGCCCCAGGCGATCAAGGGCATCGACAGCCGGTCGAGCGAAGGGGTCGCCGAGATGTTCCGCCTGATGCGGGGCGGGGACAGTGTTCAGGAGCAACAGCTGTCGGCGCTCGAGCAGATCGCCGCCAACACGTCTGGCGGCGAAGACGATCTCGCGGTGGAGTTTTAAGCCATGGCCTGGGTGAGCTACGAACGAATCGTCGAAGGGACCAGCCTCTCCGGCAAGTACGGGGAATCCATGCGGGCCACCGAGCGGTGGCAGATCCGCACGGACAGCCCCCTGACCAGCAAGGCGGAGATCCTGGCCGGGGTGACGGCGACGATCGGCCTGACCTACGGGACGGACCATTTCGACCTCCCGGCCCTGAAGGCCCAGGAGTTCGAGCTGTCGCCGGCCGGCCGGGACGGGATGCGGTGGACGCTGACGGTCCAGTATTACGCGCCCCCGGCGGGGAAGGAGGTCACGGAGAACGGGATCCCGGAGGACGTCTGGGAACGGTCCGGCGGAGCGACCACCGTTCCGGCCTTCACCGATCGAGATGGGGAATCAATCGTGAACGCCGCCGGAGACCCGATCGAGGGCCTCGAGAAGGAACGCCAGGAGCAGGGCTGGACCCTGACGCGGTGCTACGAGGACGACGCCGGCCTCGAGGCCGACGTGGCCGCCGCGGACGGACGGATCAACGACGCGGCCTGGGCCGACGGGGACGAGTTCACCTGGAAGGCCTACTTCAAGGGGGCGAAGCGGGTCACGACCTCCCGGCTGAACGGGGCCGACGACGCCGGGACGCTCGCCTACGTCGAGAGCCAGTGGGAGTTCCGCTACGACCCCGGGACGTGGAAGCTGATGCCGTGGGACGTGGGCTTTATGGAGCTGGACGGCAGCGGCGGCAAGCGGGCGATCACGACCGACGACGGAAAGCCGGTGAAGCAGCCGGTCGGCCTCGACACGGACGGAACGGCCCTGGCCGCCGGCACGAAGCCGCTCGTCGCGAATGACGGCGACGGGTTCGACGTCTACGAGGAGGCCGACTTCGACTCGATCTTCGGCACGCCCGCGATCCTCGCGGCCGGGAGCGCGTGATGGCGAAGGGGGTCAAGTTCGGCGAAGGGTCGGCCCGGCGGATCATCGCCGCGACCAGGGCCTACGAGCGCGGCAACCGTGACCAGTCGCCCGTGAAGTTCCGTCAGGTCAGCGACGACGGGACACCTATCAAGATTGGCAAGACGGTAGCGCCGTGGATCAAAGGTGAAACCCAAGAAGTCTCGCTAGTGTTCCAGGACTCCTGCGACGAAGAAGGATATGGCAGCGGCGGAGAATCGCTGCTGGCCCATAACCAGTCCTTCGATGTCAACGGCGGCCGAATAGTAAAGCTGGCCCTCGCCGAGAACGGTTGCTGGTATCTGGTCCAGGCCGAGAGCTGCGTCGGCGAGGGAGACGGGCCGGGGGGCTGTCACTGCCCTGGCATCGGCGGAGAAGACTTAACGCAACTTCCAGATTACGACCCTGGAGAAACACAGGTTTTAGGGCACGAAAATGGGTGCCTGAAATGGATCACTACTACCTCGTGTGAAGAGGGGTCGTCGTGACGCTCATCACGCTCCAAGACGGAAAGGTCGTGCTGCGTGACGGAAAGGTCGGCACGGAGCAAGCGTGTTGCTGCGAGGCGTGCAATGAGACGGCTGCTTTTTTTAGTTACAAAGACATTGGGTTGGACGCAGACCCGGATCAGATTTGCGCGGACGCGCTAGCGTACATGGAGTGGCTGCGAGATCGACTTATCGCTCGCGGGTTCACTGGCGTCTCGCTAAGAAACAGCGTGCCAGAAGGGTTCAGCGCCGGCGACGAAAACGACCCCGAAACGTGCGAGTTTTCCGTTATCGCCTGCTGCGAAAACGCCAACTTTGAAGATTTGCAGTGTGAAGTCTGGGGCGACATCGGGCCGATCTTTGGCGCATTCAACACAAACGTGCCAGATCAGCTGACGGGGGGCGAAGCGTGCCTGCCCCTGTGCGAAGACAACCCTCTCCCATGATCCGCTGCCGCCTGAACCACCTCGAAGCTCGCTGCCGCCAGCGTGGCTACACGCTCGAGCAGGTGCGGCCTTGCATCGCCTCGCAGGACGGCGACCAGATCACGGTGGACGAGACGCACCCGGCCTATCCCGCCAAGCCGAAGCCGGGCGTGTCGCTCGTCACGAGGGCCGCCAACTTCGCACGGTCTGCGGCCCGCCACGTCGCCGCCGGGATGCCCCGTGCCACCGACGAGCAAGTGGCCCAGCGGTTCGCCATCTGCCAGACGTGCGAACACTTCGACGGCCGAGCGTGCCGCCAGTGCGGTTGCCCTGTCGTGCGTGAGCGGAAGTTCGTCTCGAAGCTGTCCTGGGCGGAGCAGTCGTGCCCGGTCGGCAAGTGGGGGCCGGTGTCGAGTTGACTCGTCGCCGGAGGCGGGCAGACTGCGTTCCCACCCATAGGAGGCAAGGATGCCACCGAAAGGCACACCAGGCGGCGACCAGATCACGGAGATCGCCCGCCGGCTTGTTCGCGAGAACCCCGACCATGCCGCCCGGGGCCTGGCCCGGATGCTGGTCGCGGAGTCGAACGGGGCCCTGACGATCGACCAGGCGCGAAATCGGATCATGCGCCAGCTGGGGGTCCATGGGAATGCCGACCGGAAGGTCGTGAAGGCCGCCGCCAGCCGCGAGCCCCGCCAGGCGGGAGTCAACTACACGCTCCCGCCGTCGATCGCCCGCCCGTGGACCCGCTACCGCCTCGAGGTGACGGGCCGCGTCGGAATTCTGTCGGACGTTCACGTCCCGTATCACTCCGAGATCGCGGTCCGCGCCGCCGTCGACCACCTGGTCGAGATCGGGATCGAGGCCCTGGTCCTGAACGGCGACATCGCCGACTTCTACGCGATCTCCCGCTACACGAAGGACCCGCGGCAACGCGACTTCTCCGGCGAGCTGGAGGCCGTCCGCGACTTCGTGGGCTGGATCCGCGAGACGTTCGCGGGGATCCCGATCGTCTACAAGGCCGGGAACCACGAGGAACGCTGGCAGCATTACATCTGGCAGCACGCGCCGGAGCTGTCGAAGGAGCGGCGGATGTCGCTCCAGGCCTGGCTGAACCTAGACGACCACGGGATCGACCTGGTCGAGGATCAGCGGCCGATCATGGCGGGCCGGCTCCCGATCCTCCACGGCCACGAACTGCCGAAGGGGATGTCGTCACCGGTGAACCCGGCCCGCGGGGCCTACATGCGGATGAAGCACACGGGCCTGGTCGGCCACCACCACCGCACGAGCGGCCACGCGGAGGCCGACTTCGACCACCGCGAGACGTTCAACTGGTCGACGGGGTGCCTGTGCGATCTGACGCCGGAGTACGCGCGGATCAACTCCTGGAACTGGGGCTTCGCGGTGGCGACGATTCACGCCGACGGCGAGTTCGACGTTGAGAATCTTCGGATCACGGCCGACGGGAAGGTGAGGAGTTCGTGAGCCCAGAGGACCTCGAGCAGGCCGAGCAGCTCGCCCGCCGGATCGGGCCGGCGAACAGCTGGACTGGCACCGGGGGGACGTTAGCCTCCTACGCTCTCGCGATGATCCGAACACTGAAGGAGCAGGCGATGAAAGAGCGGTCCGGCGACGTGGTGCAGTTCCAGACCGGGGCCGTCCGGTCGAGTGACGCGGAGGCCACCCGTTACGACCTCGTGTCACCGATCGGCCTGGAGGCCGTCGCCCGGACGTGTGCGGAGGGGGCCGCCAAATACTCCGACTTCAACTGGGAGCGGGGGATGCCGGTCCACGATCTGTTGAACCACTCGATCAGGCACATCTACCAGTACCTGGCCGGCGATCGGTCGGAGGACCATCTGCCCCACGCCGCCTGGGGCCTGCTGGCCGCGATCCATTCGGAGGCCCTCTGGCCCCACCTGAACGCGGACACGCTCCGCGGGCCCGGCTGCACGCCTCCGGGGGCCGGGCCATGTTCGACCGCGTCGTCGTGATCTCGCTGGCCCGCCGGCCGGACCGGCTGGCAGGGTTCTACGAGCGGCTCGACGGCCGGCTCGCGGCGTTGCCCTACCCCGCCATCGACGGCCAGGAGGACCGGCCGCCGACATGGTGGGCGACCACGCCTGGGGCCTGGGGCTGCTACCAGTCCCACCGGGCCGTGATCGACTACGCGCTGGCGATCGACATCGAGTCGATCCTGATCTTCGAGGACGACGCCACGTTCGTCCCCGACTTCGCCGAGCGGCTCGCGGGCCTCGAGGTCCCGGCCGATTGCCAGATGCTCTACCTGGGCGGCCAGCACCTGGCCCGGGCCGAGCCGGGGCCGCCCGGCATCGTCCGCGGGCGGAACGTCAACCGGACCCACGCCTACGCGATCTTCGGCCGCCCGGCCCTCGAGCTGCTCCGCGACCACCTGCGGCCGGACCCGGCCCTGTGGACCGCCAGGCACCACATCGACCACCACTTCGGGATCCTGCACTGGAAGAGGCGGATCGCGGTGTACGCGGTGTCTCCGTGGATCTGCGGCCAGGCCGACGGGGTCAGTGACGTGTCCGGCCGGAAGGTCCGCGCGAGGAGCTGGTGATGACGACATCCTGGGATTTCTTCGACACGCTGATGGGTCGGGCCGCCGGCCACGAACCCTGGCGGGTGTTCGAGGCCGTCGGCGGGGCGGCCTACGTCCGGATCCGCCAGGAGGCCGAGCGGAGGAGCGACAAGACCTGGGCCGGGATCTTCGACCAGGTCCGCGAGATCACCGGCTGGACGGCCGCCCGCGTCGAGCAGCTGAAGCGCGACGAGTGGGCCGCGGAGGTGGCCGGGGCCTTCCCGATCGCGGAGAACGTGACGAGGGTCCGCCCGGGGGACCGGATCGTGTCGGACACCTACTTTTCCACGCTCCAGGTCCGCGAGCTGGCCGACCGGATCGGGATCCCGAAGACGGTCGGGATCGTGACCTCGTGGGATGCCAAATGGTCGGGCCGGTGGTGGCGGTCGGAGGCGGCCCGCCAGGCCGACCTCCACGTCGGAGACAACCAGCGCAGCGACTGGGAGCAACCCCGGGCCGCCGGGCTCCGGGCCGAGCGTTACGCCGCCGGCAAGCCGACGAGCCAGGAGACCGCCTGGGAGCGGGATGGATTCTGGGAGGTGGCCGGGGCCGCCAGGGCCGCCCGGCTGATGAATCCGCACCCCCACGGCTCCGACGAGCATCGGTGGTGGGACGGGGCCGCCGCGGCGAACGTCCCCTTCCTGCTGCTGGCCGCCGCTCTGGTCCACGACTACGCGTTCACGGCCCGGCCGGCCCGCCTGGCCTTCGTCTCGCGCGACTCGATCCTCCTCTCGAAGGTTTACCACGCGCTCTACCGCGAGCCGGTGACGATCTTCGACGCCAGCCGGCAGACCCTCCGGAACCCGTCGGCGGATTTCTTGACATACGTCAAGCGGCTGGCCCCGGGGACGCTGTTCGTCGATCTCCACGGCACGGGGAAGACGGTCCGAGAGTTCACGAAGAAGACGGGGATCGACCTGGCCTACGTCTTCGTGTGCGGCCAGCGGCGACTCGCGGCCCACGCCCCGGCCCTGGCCACGCTCCGCGGCATCGGGACCGGGACGGCGGTCGAGGTGATGAACTACGACGACCAGGGCCGGGTGATCGACGTCGATCGCGAAGGCCGCCCGATCCGGGCCCCGCTCGAGTACGACCCCGCGCTGGTCCGGGTCCACCGGACGGCCTCGATCGACGGGGCCCGGCTCTGCTGCCGCCCGCCGCGGGGCGTGACCGCGGACCATGTGATCAGGGCCGCGGAGGCCGTCGCCAAGGCCGTCCCCCGCGAGCTGCTCCGCCAGCATCAGGTGGACCACCGGGGGTGATCAGGCCGCGCCGGCCGCCCCCGGCGGCGGCTCGATGTCGCCCGGCCAGATCCGCGGCAGCAGCTGCCACGGGGCCGGCTGGCCGGCCTGGGTGATCCTGGGGTCGAGGTATCTCCTCGTCACCTTTTCGCTGGAGTGCTGGAGGGCTTCCCGAGCCGAGCCGCCGGCGGCGGTCAGGTGGCTGGCGAAACTGCGTCTGAGCGCGTGGAACTGGACCTCCGGCCCGTCCCCGAGCCCGGCCCGACGGGTGATCACCTTCCACCGCTCGCGGAGGGCGGTGTCGCTCGCCGGCCAGAAGAACAGCGCCGGCTGATCGTGCCGGGACACCTGGTCGACGAGGTCGGCGACGTGGTCTGGCAGCTGGTAGGCCGCCGGCTTCCGGCTCCCCTTCCTGGCCGTCGCCGGCACGGCCAGCCAGGGCCGCGACCAGCCCGACCGCTCAACCCGGAGGACGGCCGTGATCCGCTCGCCGGAATAGAACAGGACGCCGAGCAGTGCCTGGAACCAGACCGGGGCCGGGATCGGACCGACCCAGCCCCGCACCACGCCACAGGAGGCCCACAGGCGGGCCAGCTCGTCGGCCGTGAACGCCCGGGGGGTCTTCTCCGGGATCAGTTCGGGGGCCACGAGCGGCCGCAGGCGGACCAGGGCGCGGGCCTGGGCGAGGTTCCACAGGGCCAGCAGGCCGGACCGCTCGCGGGCGACGGAGTTCGGCGACAGCTTCGCGGCCCTCGCCGCCAGGAACCGGCTCACGACCAGGTCGTCGAAGTCGTCGAGCGTGGCCGGCCGCTCGAGGTGGAGGCTGAACTGGCGGATCGCGTGGCGAAGCAGCCGGACCGATTCGGGGGACCGGCCGCGGAGTTTGAGCGGAACATAGACGGTATCGAGAAACGTATCGAGCGACATCATGGCGACCTCTTACGGAGGAATAGGTCGCGTCCATGCGGGGGGCCGCCGGAAAATCCGTGCGGCCAGCACCCTTGGTCCATTCGGATGCCGCTGGCGCAGGTCGTGCGGGTTGTGACCCCCGAAGGGGTGGCGATCCTGTCCCCGCCATTGGCGAACCTTCGGATCCCGTCCGGGGATCCGAAGGTTCGCCCGATCCCGCCAGCAGGGAACGCTACGCGCGGCCGGACCCCCAGGGCAAGTCGGCCCGTATTGATTCACGGAGGAGGGGCCCTACGATCCGGGCCATGCGAATGATCACTGACAAGGCTGGCCGCCACCTGTGCACGACCGCCGAGGCCGCCCGAGAGTACGGGTGTGGACCGTCCTACATTCGGACGCTGGCCTCGAAGGGGATCCTCTGGTCGAAGGTGGAATCCCCCCGGGTGGTGTTCTATGATCTCGACCAGGTGAAGAAGGTCGCCAAGGAGAATCGGGCGACCAGACGGAAACGCGGCGGCCGCCCACCGAGGGGTAGTCAAGCCGCCTGACCTGAGGCGGCCATGTTTGAGGCACTGAAGTACCTCGTCCGGATCTTGGCGTCCGTGATCCTGCTGGCACTGGCCGGAATCTTCGCGATCGCCGCGTCCTTCGACGCGAAGTCGACCGTCTCCATGTACGCGATCGGGGCGGTGTTTGGCCTGGCGGGCCTGTTCAGCTGGCCGCGGCGGCCCAACGCCTGGAGGAAGGATCCTCCGACCGAGCGCCAGCTGGCCTACGCTCGCGACCTGGGGATCTCGATCCCCAAGGGCATCTCGAAGGGCGAGCTGTCCGACCTGATCACGGCGTTCAAGTCGTGACCGCCTGACGGAAGGCTTGTTTTTCCCGGGCCAAACCGCGTTATTTTTTCTGCTCAACAGGCCTTGACCAAAAGGCGATAACTCCTCTAGAACCTCCGTCGCGTCATGGATGGCACGACGGTGATCGAGCTGTCCGGTACAGGGAGGTACGCGATGGACGCCACGGTGTGGATCGAGTTGCTGATCGTGGTCCTGCGGATCGTCTCCGCGGGGCTGGCTGGGTGAAGCCGCGGTTTTTTGCACGACGCCAACAGGCGATAAGGAGTATTGGCATGGATGCCAGCGAACGGATGCCAGGTGATGCGGAGGCCGCCGCCGCGGTGGCCGGGATGGCCGAGACCTACGGCCACGCGATCAGGGTGGGGGAGGAGCACTGGTTCCAGCCGTCGGTCGGCGCGATGCCGATCCCGGGCCGGGTGCTCGACGCGAACGCCGGCGGAATGATCGTGATCGCCGACCGGTCGGGGACGGAGCACATCATCCACCCCACCATGATCGCGGAGTTTTGACCCATGGTTCAGGGAAGACACCGCGCCATGTACCGCAAGGGTCCGGAACACCGCTGGGCGCAGCGGCGGGCCGAGATCGTTCAGAAGCTGATCGCCCCCGGCCGGGTCCTCGAGCGGTTGGTCTCCGAGATCCGGCCGGTCGGGGTGAACACCTACTTCATCCCGGCCGGGGCCGCGCTGCTGCTGCGGGCGAAGGCCACGCTGGACGAGTTCCGGCCGTTGGCGAACGACACCGAAGGGGAGGTCTTCGAGTGACCATCGTCCACGGTCTCGTGATCGCGGTCGCGGCCATGGCGGCCACCTTCGTGGTGGTGGCCCTGGCTGGGCTGGCCCTGGTCGCCATTCAGATTCAGGAGGAGCGGCACGGCACGGGATGCCGGGCCGCAGGAGGCCGGCGGAGCCGGCGGGGACAGGGATGCAATCGGCCGCGGGTGGCGGAGCCCGCCCGCGGCACTTTCACAAAGGGAGCGTGAGATGGCGCTGAAGATCGAGCGAGGGATCAGGCAGGGGGCGATCCGCGGGGTGGAATACGGGACCGAGGGGATCGGGAAGTCGACGCTGGCCGCCCAGTGGCCCAACCCGGTGATCCTC